TACCCTGGGGTAGACGCGCGGCGACGTCGCGGGCAAACGCCCGCATGACACGCCCGCGACAACAGCCCCCGGAGAAGCATTAGGTTTAGGTTATCCTACGGATGATCATTACGGGAACTATAGGCCGGACTGTTGGGCCATCCCTTTTTTAAGCAAAAAAATGATGATTGGGAAGCTTGTAGCGAATTAAGAATTAGCAAGCTTACGGGGTTCAGTAAATACAGCCTCATACTCAATGAGGATATCACAGCGAACTGCCATTGTGTTTGTATTGGCTGGATTGTATGCAAAGACATGAAGATAGGTTTGCTCCGTTGGATTGGAAGCAACATCACCACGATAGAGTTCATCGCCCGTGATGTTTCCAGGCCTTCCATTGATTTTAGCAATATTAAACGGAGTAGTAAGCTGAACGGCGGATTTCGAATCACCGACACGAGATGCGATGAAACTTCGAACCAGAAGCCCATTTTCGACCAATTTGTAGTATGAGGTCTCGGGGGAGCTATCGGGAAAGAGTGCGATACCCACGAAGCCACATTCAGTGGCCGACTCATTGGCAAAGTTTACCGTGATCTTACCTTGTCTAACGGTGTAATGCTCATAAAGAGTCATCAGCTGATCAAACCCCATGGGTTGATGACCAGCGCCCGAAATGTTCGGATCGTACAAACCGTTAGCCGACATAACGTAAGCGGTAGAAGCTTGACCAGTGGGCGAAATGGCAATATTATCATTGTAAAGCAATCGCGCGACATGCTTGATTGCAACAACAGGAGGACGTGTAAGGATGTTAAGAGGTCTAAAATTAGACACTCTCGATGGGGCCATCCTAACAATGGGATAACGAGCCGCCGCCCTTGCGCGCGTGACACGCTTGGGCTGACGGGACCGCGACATCTTTGATTGACTTTTGTGCTCCATGGTGGGTGCATATAGTGGTGACGACAATACTTAGAGTAAAAATTAATTAATCATTAATTAAAGTATCGCCTGATTATCTTCGCTGCTCTCATATAGCCATCTAAGATGACTGACGAGACCAAGAAGAAGAGGAACTATTGTTTCACATGGAACAATTACACAAGCGACGACATTGCATGTGCGTTGGCTTGGAAGGGAGTTAAGTACTTAGTCTTCGGGGAAGAAAAAGGAAGTGAAAAGGAGACGCCGCATCTGCAAGGATACGTCGAATGGTCGGAAGGCAGAGCCATCAAACCGACATTAAAGAAGCTAGGAGCTAGCATTCATTGGGAAGAACGCAGGGCCACGGCGGCCACTGCTGCCGCATACTGTAAGAAGGGAGATCAACCACATGCCGAATGGGACGACAAAGGGGTTGACGGACCCACATACGGGTTGCGGGCAAAGATACATGAAGTAGGGACCATCTCAACGCCAGGGAAGCGTACAGACCTAAAGGACTGTGCAGAGATGATAATGAATGGCGTGAGCATAAGGGACGTAGCGGCCCACGACCCGGCTACATTCGTTAAGTACCACAAAGGGTTTGCAGCACTTAAAGCGACCTTATACACTCACAGGAACGAGCCACCCACAGTGCACTGGCGTTGGGGCAAAGCAGGCACTGGGAAGACTCGAGGACCAGTTGAAGAGCACGCATCCAGCCATTACATTAAGGATGGCTCCAAATGGTGGGACGGGTACGAGCAGCAAGAGGCAGTCATCATTGATGACTTTCACCGCCCAGAGACCGACGGTGCGTTCAGGGCTCTCTTGCAACTACTCGACCGTTACCACTATCAAGGTGAATACAAAGGCGGATTTATACCCATAAACTCTCCCTACATCTATATAACCTGTGAATACCCGCCATCGTACTTTTGGAAGGACAATGAGCTTGCACAGGTGATGCGCAGGCTAGCATCAATAGTAGAGGTAGTAGCAACTAATTAGTTAGTTACATGTTGCCTCGCTCCGCTCACCCTACGCTTCGCTCCGGGCTGCGGCTACGTCGCCCTGCGGGCTCGTGGCCTTGGCTTTACACTGTAGGAACAACAATTGTTGTTTCGCTCTTGCTAATCGGATCAGCAAATCGCCACAGAGGTTGCCAGGTAATACTGACTGGCACCCCTGTGTAGATCAATATAAGATCTTTTTTTGCACTCACGGGGGTTATCCTGCTGCCGCGGGGATGCATGCAAGCATTCGCCCCACAACGCGCCGCGCTACCCTGGGGTAGACGCGCGGCGACGTCGCGGGCAAACGCC